GAGATCCTGCGTCTGCTTGAGGAGTTAGAGCAGGCAGAGAAGCGCGAACTTGCTCGTGAAGAGTTTCTTCCGTTTGTCAAAGAGATGTGGCCCGGCTTCATCGAAGGGCGTCACCATGAAATCATGGCAGATGCCTTTGAACGGGTGGCAAATGGCAAGCTGAAGCGCCTGATCATCAACATGCCGCCCCGACACACCAAGTCGGAGTTTGCGAGCTACCTGCTCCCGGCATGGTTCTTGGGCAGATTCCCCGCCAAAAAGGTCATTCAGGCTTCCCACACTGCTGAACTTGCAGTTGGGTTTGGCCGTAAGGTCCGAAATCTGGTCGGCTCAAGGGCCTTTCAGAAGGTCTTCCCCGAAGTTGGGTTGAAGGCAGACAACAAAGCGTCCGGTCGGTGGGCAACCAACCAAGGCGGCGATTACTTTGCTGTTGGTGTTGATGGTGCCGTGACCGGCAAGGGCGCAGACATTTTGATCATTGACGATCCGCACTCCGAACAGGAGGCGAAGATCGCAGAGTACAACCCGGAAGTCTTTGACGGGGTCTATGAGTGGTACACCTCAGGCCCTCGTCAGCGACTACAGCCGGGTGGTGCCATCATCATCGTGATGACGCGGTGGGCCAAGCGAGATCTGACGGGTCAGATCACCAAGGCAGCAATCGAACGTGACGATGACGAGTGGGAGGTGATTGAGCTTCCCGCAATCATGCCTTCGGGTCAGCCGCTGTGGCCGGGTTTCTGGTCGCTTGATGAGCTTGAACGACTGCGGGCAGAACTTCCCCTGTCCAAGTGGCAGGCTCAGTACCAACAGCAGCCAACCTCTGAGGCTGGCGCTCTAGTGAAGAGGGATTGGTGGCGCATTTGGGAGGGCAAAGGTCCCCCCTCTTGTGAGTTCATCATTCAGTCTTGGGATACCGCCTTTGAGAAATCGCAGCGTGCCGACTTTTCGGCCTGCACGACTTGGGGGGTGTTCTACCACCCGGATGACGATGGTCAGTCACGACCAAACATCATCTTGATCGACGCATTCAAGGAGCGGTTGGAGTTCCCGGACCTGAAGAAAGCGGCTCTTCGGTTCTACAAGGAATACAACCCCGACGCCTGCATCATTGAGAAGAAGGCAGCGGGAACACCGCTCCTTTATGAGCTTCGCTCCATGGGCATTCCGCTTTCGGAATACACTCCGGTTCGAGGTCAGGACAAAATTGCCCGCGTGAATGCGGTCTCCGATCTCTTTCAGTCCGGCATTGTGTGGGCACCACCCACTCGTTGGGCAGAAGAGGTTGTTGAGGAGTTTGCCAGCTTCCCGGCAGGGGAACACGATGACTTGGTGGACAGTTCCACGCAGGCATTGCTCAGGTTCCGGCAGGGCGGCTTCATTCGTTTGGCCTCAGATGAGGAAGACGAGCCACCAAATTTTCGACGCAACCGCGTTGAATACTACTAGGGGACATGAATGGCGGTCGCCAAGGCTTTCACTTCTGACAACCTGCCTGAGGGCGAGGAGCTTGACGTAGAGCTTCCCGATGTCCCGGAAGGCACCACGTCTGAAGAAACCCCTGACGGCGGCATTGTCATCACGTTTGGCGCTGAAGTTACAGAACTCTCTCCTGATGAGGCCGGTCATGCGGAAAACCTCGTGGAGTTCATGGACGATGGCGATATTGCTGTGCTTGTTAGCGAGCTTCAGTCTCAGTATGACGCTGATCGTCGCAGCAGGTCGGATTGGGAACGGGCCTATGTAAAGGGTCTGGAGTTCCTTGGCACCCGCTTTGAGGACCGCACACAGCCTTGGGAAGGCGCCTGCGGCGTCTACCACCCGATCCTGTCCGAAGCCGCTATGCGATTTCAGGCTAACGCCATCATGGAGATCTTCCCCTCCGGTGGCCCGGTGATGACCGAGATCATTGGCAAGCTGACGCCCGAAAAGGCTGCTCAGGCCGCTCGCGTAGAAACTGACATGAACTACCTCACCACTGAGGTAATGACTGAGTACCGGGCAGAGACAGAGCGCCTGCTGTTTAATCTGGCACTTGCCGGGTGCGCCGCTCGCAAGGTCTATTTTGACCCCGTAATGAAGCGTCCCGCCGCTCTGTTTGTTCCGGCGGAAGACTTCGTTGTGAGCTATGGCGCAAGCGACCTTTCGTCCTGCACGCGCTACACGCAGGTTCTGCGCCTCCCCAAGAACGAGATCCGCAAGCTACAGGTTGCTGGCCTGTATGCCGACGTTGATTTGCCTGACCCCACCCCTGAGCGCAGCGACCTTGATGATGCCAAGGACCGCACTGAGCTTGAGGTGCGGACTTGGGAGTACGATGACCGCCTGACGCTTCTTGAGATGCACGTTGATCTCGACCTTCCGGGGTTTGAGAGCGACGATGGCGTGGCTCTTCCTTACGTTGTCACCTTCATCAAGGACAGCGGAGACATACTTTCGATCCGCCGGAATTGGAACGAGGAAGACGAGACAAAGAAGAAGATCATTCACTTCGCCATCTACAACTACCTGCCCGGCATGGGCTTCTATGGCTTTGGCCTGATCCATCTGATTGGTGGTATTGCCAAGTCTGCGACAGGTATTCTTCGGCAGCTTGTGGATGCTGGCACGGTCTCAAACCTGCCCGGTGGCCTCAAGAGCCGTGGCCTGCGCATCAAGGGTGACGATAGCCCCATTCAGCCCGGCGAGTTCCGAGACGTGGATGTGCCCGGCGGTTCCATCCGGGATAACATTACCTTCCTGCCGTACAAGGAGCCGTCTTCGGTTCTGTACAGTCTTCTTGGCACCATTGTTGAGGAAGGTCGGCGGTTTGCCTCGATCTCCGAGATGAATGTCGGAGACATGAAGCAAGACGCTCCTGTAGGCACCACACTTGCCCTGCTTGAGCGAAATCAAAAGGTTATGTCCGCCGTTCAGGCGCGTTTGCACGCAAGCATGAAGGTGGAGTTCCGTCTCCTTGCCGGTATCGTCAAGGACTACCTCGACCCCAAGTATCCCTACGAGGTTGAGGGCGACGGCGACCGGACCAAGGATTACTCTGACGTTGTTGATGTGCTGCCGGTCTCTGACCCCAATAGCACGACGATGGCGCAGCGCATCATGCAGTATCAGGCTGCTTTGCAGCTTGCTCAGAATCAGCCGCAGATCTACGACATGCCTGCGCTGCATCGGAAGATGATCTACACCCTTGGCATCAAGGACGCAGAGAGCATCATTCCAGACAAGAACAACATGAAGCCAACTGATCCGGTGACGGAGAACATGGCTCTGTTGAATGGCAAGCCGGTCAAGGCGTTCCTGACGCAGGATCACGAAGCCCACATTGCCGTTCATACGTCGATGATACAGGACCCCAAGATTGGTCAGTTGGTTGGGCAGTCTCCTACCGCCCCAATCATCTCTGCCGCCTTGTCTGCTCATCTTCAGGAGCACATTGCCTTTGCTTATCGCAAGAGCATCGAAGATCAGCTTGGCGTGCCCCTTCCTTCTCCCGCAGATGTTCTGCCGGAAGATGTGGAAATTCAGCTTTCTCCGCTTCTTGCTCAGGCAGCGCAGCGCGTCCTTCAGGGATCGCAGGCTCAGGCAGCACAGCAGCAGGCACAGCAGGCCGCTCAGGACCCTGTGGTTCAGATGCAGCAGGCGGACATTCAGATCCGTCAGCAGGAAGTGCAGCGGAAGGCTCAGAAGGATCAGACCGAAGCTCAGATCGCTACGGCAATGATGCAGCAGGACGCCGCTTTGGAGCGCGAAAAGATCGCCGCTCAGGAGCGTATTGCTGGCGCAAGGGTCGGTATGGAGATTGGTCGCTCTCACGGCGACCTTGCCATACGAGACAAGCAGATCTCGTCAACGGAACGCACCGCAGGTGCCAACATTGGCGTGCAGATAGCTAAGGATAACAATGGATCAGTTGGACCGGCTTCGCCGCCGCCTACGCGACCTCCTAAATGATTACGCTGACACCGTAGCAGGTGGAAGCGCGCACGATTTTGCAGAGTACAAACGTCTCTGCGGGGTCATCGAGGGTCTTGCCCTCGCTGAGAGAGAGCTTCTCGACATCCGTCAAAAGGCAGATGACGAAGAAGACTAAATCGCTCTTTTGAGCGCCATAGGTTCGTGATCCTTAATCACGCCCGGAGAAAACATGAAGGAAATCAATCTCGATAATCCTATCGGGGCCGAGAAAGCACGTCAGCTTCCCGATCCCAAGGGCTACCGAATGCTCATTATGCTTCCTCAGATGGAAGAGAAGACTGAGGGTGGTGTGATCCTGCCTGAAGATGGGCGACCTTTGCTACAACGACCCGGACAAGTTCCCGACAGGTCCTTGGTGCAAGGAAGGCGATTGGGTGTTGTTCCGGTCCTACTCAGGGACCCGGATCAAGATCCACAGTGCCGAGTTCCGTATCATCAACGATGACACGGTTGAGGCCGTGGTTCAGGACCCAAGGGGAGTTAAACGAGCATGAGCATCGACAAGGCGGTCACGCCGGAAGATGAAGAGTTCGAGATTGAGATCATTGACGATACCCCGGAGCCTGACCGTAACAAGTCAAAGCGTCCGGCAGATGCCGCCCCTGACGTGCCTGAGGATGACGAGATTGCGTCCTACTCTGAGAACGTGCAGAAGCGCATCAAGAAGCTGAAGTACGAGTACCACGAAGAGCGCCGCGCCAAAGAGGCGGCACTCAGAGAAAATCAGGAAGCGGTAACGCTTGCCCGGAAGCTGATCGAAGAGCGCAATCAACTCTCCGAACGGCTCTCAATGGGCGAGCAGGCCGTCATTGAGCAGGCAAAGAAGCGTGTTCAGGCACAGCTTGAGCAGGTTGAACGAGATTATCGTAATGCCTATGAGGCTGGCGACACAGACAACGTGTTGTCCGCTCAGAAGAACATTACACGCCTCACTCTTGAGCAGCAGCAGATTGATGGCTACCGCGCTTCGGTGCCTCAGAGGATTGAGCCGGATCAGGTGCAAATGCGCCCAACCGCTCCCCCTGAGCCGGACGAAAAGGCCAAGACATGGTTGCGTTCCAACCCGTGGTTTGGGCAGGAAGAAGAGATGAGCGGGTACGCTTATGGCGTACATGAGCGCCTGATCAAGAGAGAGAACATCACTCCTCTTTCTGATGACTACTATAACCGTATCGACGCCGCTATGCGGCATCGCTTCCCTGAATACTTCGATGAGGAAGGCGGACAAGAGGTTGACCTCCGTCCGCAGTCTGCTCCTCGAAGGACCCCTGTAGTAGCTCCGGCACGCAGGGTTTCGGCGTCAGCAGCGCCGCGCAAAGTATCACTGACTGCCACCCAAGTGGCTCTCGCAAAACGCTTGGGCCTTACCCCTGAGCAGTACGCTGCCTCGATGGTTAAGGAGATGATGAATGGCTAACAATCGCGCTGATCGTGACACCGGCACCCGTGAGGCCGAAACTCGCGCTAAATCATGGGCACCCCCTTCGACCCTTCCTGATCCGACGCCTGCGCCGGGTTGGAAGTACCGTTGGATCAGGACCTCAATGCTTGGTCAGGCAGACTTGCAGAATGTTTCTGTTCGTATGCGTGAAGGCTGGGAACCTGTCCCCTCTGAAGAGGTCCCTGAGCTTCGTCTTCGCACCGATCCGAAGAGCGAGTTCAAGGGAAACATTGAGGTTGGTGGCCTGCTCCTTTGTAAGGCTCCCGTAGAAATGGCTGAAGGTCGTCAGCGTTACTACGAAGACCTTGCTGCGAAACAGATTCAGTCCGTGGACAACAACATCATGCGTGAGCAGGACTCTCGTATGCCGCTGCTGAACCCGGAACGTCGAACTCGCGTCACCTTTGGACGCGACGATAAGTGATTATCGCCGCATCTTCTTCACTTTCCTAAAAGGAAACCACCATGGCCCTTACTGCGGCTCCTTATGGCGGTCGGGTAGTTGAGTTGGCTGGGAACCGTCCCAACAACAACAGCAACAGCCTTTACCCGATTGTCTCCAACTACGGCACGTCCATTTTCTTTGGTCAGCCGGTAGTCTTTGCGTCTTCGGGCGTGACCGTTCCTGCTGCTGCCGATCTTGGCGGTTCTAGCCCTGAAGTGTATCTGGGCATCTTTGTGGGTTGCACCTACACGGACCCCAACCTGAAGTACACTGTGTTCAAGCAGTTTTACCCTGCCAACACTGTGGCGTCTGACATTCAGGCGTATGTCATGGATGATCCGAATGCGATCATTCAGATTCAGTCTAGTGCGGCCAGCTTCAACGTGTGGTCGAACCTCAATTCCAACTACGCGCTGTCTGCGGCTTCGGGCGGTTCAACCACCACCGGCAACTGCAATCTCTCGCTTTCTACCGGGTCTGCCGGTGCCAACAACCCGTTCAAGGTTATTGGCATCTCGCAGGGTGCCGACAATATCAACGCCTCCGGGTACGTTGACGTTCTTGTTCAGGCCCGTGCGGGTCTGCACATCTTCAACCGCTAAAGGAGGGTTGAACTATGGCTATTAGTCGCGCACAGCTCCTCAAGGAGCTTCTGCCGGGCCTCAACGCCTTGTTTGGTCTGACCTACAAGACCTACGAGGAAGAGCATAAAGAAATCTTCGAGATCGAGACCTCGGAGCGTTCCTTTGAAGAGGAAGTGAAGCTCTCGGGCTTTGCCTCTGCTCCGGTGAAGAACGAAGGTTCTGCCATCAACTACGACAACGCGCAGGAAGTGTGGTCGGCTCGTTATACCCACGAGACGATTGCCCTTGGCTTCTCCATCACAGAAGAGGCCATGGAAGACAACCTGTACGACAGTCTGTCGGCCCGCTACACGAAGTCCTTGGCTCGCGCCATGGCCTACACGAAGCAGGTTAAGGGCGCGTCCGTGCTGAACAATGCCTTTGCCTCGTCCGGTTATACCGGCGGTGACGGTGTGGTTCTCTGCTCGACGAGCCACCCGACTGTTGCCGGTGGTGTCAACTCGAACCGCCCCACCACGGGTGCGGACCTGAACGAAACGTCGCTTGAGGCGGCGGTCATTCAGATTGCAGCGTGGACGGACGAACGTGGTCTGCTGATTGCGGCTCGCCCCAAGAAGCTGATCATCCCGCCCGCTCTGATGTTTGTGGCTACCCGCATCCTTCAGACGGAACTGCGTACCAGCACCTCGGATAACGACATCAATGCTCTGAAGAGCATGTCGGCCATCCCCGGCGGCTATTCGGTGAACCATTACCTGACGGACACCAATGCTTGGTTCCTCCTGACGGACGTGCCGAATGGCCTGAAGCACTTCGTTCGTGCGCCGATCAAGCAGGCCATGGACGGTGACTTCGACACGGGCAACGTGCGGTATAAGAGCCGTGAGCGTTACTCGTTTGGTTGGTCCGATCCCCTCGGGATCTTCGGTTCGCCCGGCTCGACCTAACGGTCTACTGAGGGTGGGGGCTTCGGCCCCCGCCTTTCAGGTGCATCTGCACCTATTCTGGGCCTCATAGCCGCTTCGACCGCGCCCGGCGGACGATGCAGAGACGAAGTGGCAACTTCTGCATAAGGATTATCCCCCATGGGTACGTCTACCTTCTCCGGCCCGCTTCAGGCTGGCACTGTCCGTCAGGGCGCATACACCAACACCGGCCTTGTTCAGCTTGCTGAAACCCTGCCCATTCAGGCCGTTGCGGCCCTGACCACGGACTATGGCCCGCTCTACATCCCGGCCAACTCCACCGTCACCTCCATGACCACGTTCACCGGCACTGCCTTCACGGGCGCGACGGCAGCAATCACGGTTGGTTCGACCCTTGGTGGCGCTGAGTACGTTGCCTCCACGACAGTCAAGGCAAACGCCGCCTTCGCCCATACTCTTGTGGTGACGGCTCTTGGCAGCATTGGCACTGCCGGTTCTGGCCTGATGAGCACCGCCGCCAACAGCACCATCAGCGGCCTTGCCGGTGCGCCCACGACCCCGATCTACGTCCGCATCACGCAGACCGCCACCACAACTGCGGTTGGCACGGCAACCTTTGTTGTCCAGTACATCCAGAACGTATAAGGCAGGCCCCTCATAGGAAAGGAGCCTACCCATGGCCACTCAGCAGTATGACGTTAAATCCCAACACATGAATGCGAGCGGGCTTGCCGTCCCGTTCCGCACTCGTATGAAGGGATACAATGTGTTTGCAAGCAGCGCGACTGCCGGGCAGGCATATTTCTACGACACGTCAAGCGTGCCAGCCACCTACACCCGCACCACAACCGTGGTGACCGTGACCTACGAAAATCACGGTCTCTACGTCAATCAGTGGGTGTATCTAAACTTCACAAGCGGCGGTGCATCGGTTGGCCTTTATCAGGTCACTGGCGTCACCGCGAACACTTTTACTGTCACCACGGCGGTTTCCGGCTCCATCGGGACCAGCAACGTGACGGCACACATGAACGTCCTGATGATCGTGGACACCAACAGCATCAACGGCGCTTCTCTCTTGATTCCGGGAGAAGGCATCCTTGCTCGCGGTGGCATTCAGGCTGTTCTTGCCGCCAATCAGTCTTGCACTGTCTTCTACGGGTGACGCCATGAAAGGCAAGACCGGATCTAAGGTGAATGCCGCAGGCAACTACACCAAACCCGGTATGCGAAAGTCTTTGTTCAACAAGATCAAAGGCTCCGCAACCCAAGGCACCGCTGCCGGTCAGTGGTCTGCCCGCAAGGCGCAGTTGCTGGCCAAGCAGTACAAGGCAAGTGGCGGGGGCTACAAATCATGAAGTCCCCGCAGAAGAGCCTCAAGGATTGGACGGAGCAGGATTGGCGCACCAAGTCCGGCAAGCCGTCCTCCAAGACCGGGGAGAGGTATCTCCCTGCCGCTGCCATCAAGTCCCTGTCCTCCTCTGAGTACGCCTCTACAACCGCAGCAAAGCGGGCAGGAAAGGCAAAGGGGAAACAGTTTGTCGCGCAGCCGAAGTCCATAGCGGCCAAGGTCAAACCCTTTAGAGGTGCAAGATGAAAGGCAAGACCGGCTCTCCCGCGTGGACACGCAAGGAAGGCAAAAGCCCTAGTGGTGGCCTCAACGCCAAGGGACGCGCTTCCTATAACGCAGCCAACCCCGGAAAGCCGGGATTGAAAGCGCCACAGCCCGAAGGAGGTCCTCGCAAGAAGAGCTTCTGTGCAAGAATGTCCGGCATGAAAAGCAAGCTGACTTCTGCCAAGACTGCCAACGACCCCAACTCTCGTATCAACAAGAGCCTCAGGGCATGGAATTGCTAGGGGGCTTGAGATGGACGAAAACACCAAGATTATTTGGCAGTTCATTCTTACCGGCCTTACCGCCATTGTGGGCATGTTCTTGAAGGCGGCTTTTGGCGACCTTCGCCGCCTTGAGAAAAACCTTTCCGAACACAAGACTGAGGTGGCAAGGGACTACGCCACCAAGAACGATCTTGGCGAAAACTCGCGGCAGGTCATGGCGCGATTTGATCGTCTTGAGGAGAAGATTGACCGTTTGGTCGAAAGGTCCAAGTGATGAGCAAGGACGCACTAAGGAAGTTCCGGCCATCCTCCGGTGTTCCAAACTTTAAACAGAAGTTCAGGCGTGTTGGATACCTTGCCGGTGGTGGTGATGTTGCAAGCCCTATGGACGCATCAAGCACCATGGACGCTTCAGACACCATTGATGGCCGTCCCTATGGAATGGTGACGCCAACCTCATTGCCCGCAGGAAACGGCATGAAGCGCGGTGGGGCAGTACGAGGTTGTGGCATCGCCATCAAGGGCAAAACAAAAGGACGGACAGTCTAATGGACCCCAAAGACATGCTTCTTGGCGGGCTTGCAAAACCCCTAATTGAGGCGACATCGGACTGGAACCCTTTGGCCAAGAAGATTGGGCAGTTCCTTGATTACGATGTGGGGGATGACGAGGAGAAGAAGAAGAAGAAAGAAGCGGCCATGTCCGGCGCCGCCCCCACCACCATGAAGCGTGGCGGCAAGGTTCGCGGCTGTGGCCTTGCCACCAAGGGCAAGACGAAAGGACGGATGGTCTAATGACAACCTCCGGCATCGCCACCCTGACGTTTGACATTCAGGAGCTTGCTGAAGAAGCGTTTGAGCGAGCCGGGATGGAACTCCGTACCGGCTTTGAAATGCGCTCTGCGCGGCGAAGCCTGAACTTCATTACCATGGAGTGGGCCAACCGTGGCTTGAACTTGTGGACCATCGAACAGATGGACCCCGTGGTTCTGGTGCCCGGCACAGCAACGTATATTCTGCCGTCCGACACCATCGACATGATCGAGCAGATTGTGAGGCTGACTAACAACAATCAGCCTACCGACTACAACTTGGAGCGGATCAGCGTTTCAACTTACGCACAGATCCCAAACAAGACCACGCAGGGCCGTCCGGTTCAGTGCTATGTGCAGCGCCTTGGCGGGTCTGAACCTAATGGTACGGTTCAGCAGCAATCACAATTCACCTTGTGGCCTGTGCCGGATCAAGCCTATAGTGTTGTGTATTGGCGGCTACGCCGCATTCAGGATACGGGTGCAAGTGCATCCAACACTATGGACGTGCCTTTCCGGTTCGTCCCGGCCCTTGTTGCCGGTCTCGCCTACTACTCGGCGCTGAAATCCCCCAAAGCTGAAATTCGCGGCAACATTGCTGCTCTCAAGCAGATCTATGATGAGCAGTTCCAACTTGCGTCCGATGAAGATCGTGACCGGGCATCTGTTCATTTCGTGCCATGGATTAGTGTCTGATGGGACAGTATGCGGTAGGCAAACGCGCATTTGGCTTCTGTGACCGCTGCGCCCAACGCTACGACCTGAGCGTCCTGAAGAAGCAGATCTACAATCAGCGTCCGATTGGCATCAAGGTTTGCCCTGATTGCCTCGACGTTGATCAGCCGCAGCTTCAGCTTGGCAAGTATCCTGTCCGTGATCCTATTGCTCTGCGCGATCCGCGCCCCGACACATCTCAGCTTGAGAGCCGGGCGTTGTTTGGTTGGCAGTACATTGAGGGTCAGCCAACAGGCAGCATTGCCGGTATCGTTGGAAACAATGCGGTTGATCTGACCTCCTACCTTGGCAACGTGTATGTCGAGGTCAACGGTGTCCAGACATGAAGAAACGCAGCTTTAAATTTGGCGGAAACGTCAACGAAATTGTTCCGGCTTCCCGCCAGAACATTGATCAGCGCACGCCATCCGGGGTGCGTCCCGTAAGTTCACCCGTCATACCTGTGAAGAGTGATGTTCAGGGTGCGATGAAACATGGTGGGGAGTCAAAGATGAGCAGGTCTGTAAAGCGTATGGCGGTTGGCGGTGTTCCCGGCCCAATGAACAAGGGCAGGTCTGGTGGCCCCGGTGAGGGCAGCAAGGGTCCTGCTCCGGGCGGTAGTCGCGGTCAGGGCAACAAGGGTCCCGCTCCGGGTCAGGGTCAGGGCAAGAGCGGCGCTCCGGGTGGCAACCCTAATATGGGTGGAGATCAGGGCAAGGGTCCTGCTCCGGGTATGCGCTACCCTATGGGTGATGGCGGTGGCGGCAACATGGGTCGCATGGACCCCCGTATGCGCAACCTCATGATGCAGCGGGGCATGGGTCGGGGCGGACCGGAACTTGATATTGGCGAAGGCAAGGGGCCGGTCCCCGGTCGTGGTCGTGGTCTCCCCAATGCCATGATGGGAATGGATCAGATGGGTGTTGCTCCCCGCGCCCCCGGTATGAAGAAGGGCGGCAAGGTGTCCGCTTCGTCTTATCGTGACATGACCGGCGGCGCTGCCGGTGGAATTGGCCGTCTTGAGAAGAGCAGCATTGCTGCCAAGACCAAGTCTCAAAAGCTGAAGAAGGGTGGCAAAGTGCGCGGATACGCTGACGGTGGGGAACTTTCGCTTGGTGATCGTCTTGCTCTTGAGCGTGCAGGGTTTGATCCTGAGACGCGCATGAAGCGCAGCGGATCTTCTTACGGCAAGGCTCCGTATGAAGTGGCTGAACTTCCTGCGCCCAAGAAGAAGACTTCTGCCCCGAAAAGTTACGGCGACAGCGAACGTGGCAATGGCCCCGGCCCAAATGTCAGCAGGACCGCCAAGAAGACGGAATCTGACAACAACGCCATCCGCTCGCAAAGCACTCAGTCGATTTCAAAGATGATTGAAGTTGCTCGCAACAACGGCAATCAACGCGAAGTTGACCGCCTGACCAAACTGAACCCTGACGCAGCGGCCATGGTCAAGCCGCGTGCAGCGGCTCCGTCTCCGGCCCCTGAGCCTCGTCCCCGCCCCAAAGCGGCGGACAAGCCTTCGTCGGCAGAGGGTATGGTAGGACGTGGTCGTTCCGATCAGCGCATTTCAACTGATCGTGAAAATGTTCGTCTTGGTGGAGCGCAGAGCGTAGCTATCGATAGGATGCTGGATCTCGCTCGTCGCAACGGCAATCAGAAGGAAATCGACCGCCTGACCGCCCTGAAGGCCGCTAAGGGCCTGAAGAAGGGCGGGCGCGTTGAGGCTTTTGAAGGCACCGCCAAGGACATGGCGCAGGACAAGAAGCTGGCGAAGAAGCGCGGCATGAGCCTCAAGGCTTGGGAGAAGTCCTCGGCTGACGAAAAGCATGACAAGCAGCGCAACATGAAGGGCCTGAAGAAGGGCGGCGTGACCTGTGGCGGCATGGCCATGGGCGGCTATGCCTCCGGTGGCATGTCCACGGCTCAGGACGGCATGAAGGGCGCTCTGCGTCCCAAGCCTTCCGCAATGGCCATGGGCGGTAAGGTCAAGCGAATGTTCCCCGGTGGTCGCGTTCCTAAAGAGGAGCCAACCTACGGAGATCCCTCGCAGCTTCGTCGTGAGAGCGAGCCGGATCGCTATACAGCCCTTTCCAATCGCAAGGGCAATAAAGAACGCAACCCCGTCAAGGGCATGGGGTCAAGGCTTGCCGGGCTTTCTAACATGTTCCCGGAAAAGAGAACGCCTAGCATAAGTTTTGATCGCAAGGGTCGCACTGTTGAGGATACCGCTCGTTCGGTTAGGGCGTCCTCCCCTGACAAGGCACAGTCAGCGTCTATTATGTCTGACCAGCGTTCTCAGAACGAAGCAATGAAGGGCGGGTTTTTTGACAGCCCCAAGCGTCACCTTCCCCCCACTTCTCCGAAAAACAGAGAAGACCCCGTGGGGAGCAATCCGGCAAAAACCAATCGGCAGACAGAACTTTTCCGTGTTGGTCCCAATCAGGGAATGTCGGACAGAATGATCGGGACGCATCGTCGAGATCCCAACGACCCCTACGGCCCTTTCAAGAAAGATCCCCCGAAGAAGCCCGCCAAAGTTAAAGTTGGCGAGCCGGATGAGACTGGCATGAAGAAGACCGGCATGAAGAAGGGCGGCAAGGTCGGCATGACGTTTGGCAAGCCGCTCCCCGGCACCAAGGTCAGCAGTCAGAAGATCCGTTCAACCGTCAGCACTGATGGCGCGAACATGAAGAAGGACGGCATGAAGGGTCAGCTTCGTGCAAAGGCTAGCGGTGCCAAGGGCACTGCCATGATGAAGCCGCTTGGGATGACCAAGATGGCCAAGGGTGGCAAGGTTCGTGGTGCTGGCTGCGCGCAGCGTGGAACCAAGTTCATCGGTGAAGTGTAATCCATGTCCCTGAACTACGCAGAGCTTTACCAAGCGATACAGGATTACCTTCAGTACAGTGATGCTGTGTTTCTTGATAACCTCAACCTGATCATCCGTCAGGCAGAGGATCGGATTTACCAATCCGTTCAAGCTCCTGTGAACAGGAAGAACGCGACTAGCATCTTGGTTGCGGGAAATCAGTATGTCGGCGCTCCCACGGATATGTTGTCCGTGGCGAGCTTTGCCATTATTTCCGGGACCAGCTACACGTTCATGCTGCCTAGAGAAGTTGGTTTTATCAGAGAGGCGTATCCCTTCCCCGGCACAACAGGTGCCCCGAAGGTGTACGCCTTCTTTGATCAGACCTCGTTTATCCTAGGCCCCACGCCCGACACGACCTACACGGTCGAACTGAACTACCATGCCAAGCCCACGAGCATTACGACCTCTACAACGGGAACGTCGTGGATTGGCGACAACTTTGAGAGCGTCCTGCTCTCTGCCTGTATTCTGGAAGCCTACATCTTCCTGAAGGGCGACAACGACCTGATCACGCTTTACGATAACCGCTACAAGGAAGCCCTCTCCACCTTCCAGCTTCTTGGTGAAGGTCTGGATGAAAGGGACAGCTTCCGTAATGGCTCCAAGCGAGTACAGGTGGAATCATGATGGGACAGTCAGTAGCCCCGGCTCTTGGCAGCGTCACAGTGCTGACGAGCGACCATGGCGGGCATTCGATTGAAGAAATCTCTGAGCTTCTGCTGCGCCGGATCATATCGGTGGCTGAGACAGCCCCGCCTGCCATCCGCGCTCAGGCAGTTGAGTTTCAGGACAGTCTTCGCACCCTGATCCAAAGCCATATGGCAGAAGCTGTGCGGTCAGATCGGCTCACGCTGACAACCAAGTTGAGAGCGATTGCACCCAACTTGTCCAGCTTCATTGAACAAATCTAGGTGCATTTGCACCTGAAAACGGAGTAGCCGCGATGGCAATCTCACAGGCCCTTTGCACCAGCTTCAAGGTTGGGCTGATGACGGGCACGCACAACTTCACCAATGGTGTTGGCGGCGACACGTTCAAGCTCGCTCTCTACACGAGCGCAGCTACCATCAGTGCCTCGACCACTGCCTACACTTCGGTTGGTGAAGTTTCTGACGCGCCGGGCACAAACTACACCGCAGGCGGCAATGCCCTGACCAACATCACCCCCACGTCTTCGGGTACGGTCGCCTACACAGACTTTGACAACCTGACGTTCTCCGGCCTGACCACCACGGCTCGCGGTTGTCTGATCTACAACTCCTCTGCGGCAGGCAATCCGTCTGTGTGCGTGTTGGACTTTGGCTCGGACAAGTCTGCTGTGGCGGGCAATTTTACGATTGTGTTCCCGGCGGCTGACGCCACCAACGCCATCATCAGGATCGTCTAATGGCCTCAAGTCTCCTTTTCAACCGCGTCAAGGTAGAGACCGCAACGACGGGAACGGGCAGCATCACGCTTGGTGCCGCCCTTTCAACGTACCTTGATTTTGCCGGTGGTGGTGTCTCCAACGGAAATCAGGTGAGCTACCTGATTGAGGATGGCAGCACGGGATGGGAGATTGGCACGGGCACCTACACGACCGCCGGTACGGCTCTGTCGCGCACGCCCCTCAAGTCAAGCAACTCCAATGCAGCGATCAATCTGTCTGGCAATGCGGTGGTCTCCATCACTGCCTTGTCCGGCGACATTGTCACGCCCGACAACGCTCAGACGTTGACCTCCAAGACGCTGACATCGCCCATCGTCAACACTCCCAACCTTACGGGCGGGACGATCAACAACGCCACCATAGGGGCAACAACCTCTAGCAGCGGCGTGTTCTCAAGCCTGACTGCCACAAGCGGAACGCTCAACGCTACAAGTGTGGGAGCGACAACGCGCAGCACGGGCGCGTTCACCACCCTGACGGCAAACAGCAATGCCACGTTTACTGGTGGCGTGGGCAAAAATGCCTTTGGCACCACCAACTTTGCCATTATTTTGAACGTTAATTCGTCGGCGACCGGGACAGGCACCGTGGTTGGGCTTGGCCTTGCCTCTGAGGTTCAGAGTGATGTGACCGGCGATTTCAGGTGTGTGCAGTCAGGCCCAAGCGTTGCCGCAGGCGCTGTTGTGTCAAATGTGTACCATTTCCGCACATCGGGTGCGACGCTTGGTGCAGGCGCAAGCATTTCCGGTAATCAGTACGGCTACATGGTTGAGAACAACCTGACAACGGCGGCTATAAATTATGGCTTCTACTCAGCCATTCCCTCGACCGGCGGCGGAACTAATTGGGCCTTCTACCACAACGGCACAGCAAACAGCGCCTTTGCAGGCAACACCCGATTTGGTGGCGTTACGGCTCCTGTAGCTACTGTAGATGTTACCGGCACTGTCAGTGCAACGGGCGTTATTACGGGTGGTAGTTTTGCGGGGCCACTGAATGGCACAGTTGGCGCTACAACCCCTAGCACGGGCGCGTTCACCACGGTGACCGCCTCAACTAGCATCAGGTCAAGCGGGACCGGAGGCATAGGTTATTCCACGGGCGCAGGCATTGCGGTGACGCAGACGGGTTCTCGCACAACCACCACCCCAACTACCGGGGCGGACCCTTGCGGAACCATCAATCTCTTCACGACCACTGCTACGGTTGGTACTTGGTTCTCGTTCACCGTGCCAAACACGAACATTGCAGTGACGGACACAGTGGTCCTTTCGGTTCGCGGGGCAACCAACACTTACGTTGCCTTCGTGACCGCCATCACTGCCGCAACATCGTTTCAGATCACAATGGCTTCAGTGGCGGGGACTGCCTCTGACACTCCGATTGTCAACTTTGCCATCCTCAAATCTGTAGCGGCCTAACGGAGGCTTGGTAGATGCTCGGCTTTGACGCTATTGGGCAGCTTCCTCTCGCGGCGCTCCCGACAGAAGTGATCGTTGACCTTGATGTCAACGGCCTCTTTGCAACGGTCTATCTTGGCAGCGTCGAGTCCACAGTGATCTGGTCTGCGGTCATCACGCCGGTCAATAACTGGACCCCAATCGACATTTTCTCCCCAACGTAAAGGGATCGGAAACCACTCATGGCAAGCACCTACTCCACAAACCTCAAAATCGAGTTGATGGGGGCTGGCGATCAGACCGGCACTTGGGGCGACACCACGAACGGCAACCTCGGCACGGTCATTGAGCAGGCGATTGTCGGGAACGCCTCCATCACCTTTTTGACCGACGCAAACGCAAGCCTGCCCATTATTTCTGATGGACCATCGGCAAGCCCGTCTCGGGCTGTATTCCAACAGATACAGTCGAGCGTGTCGCTTGGGGCCACTAGGACACTGACGGTCCCGTCCATTCAGAAGAACTACGTCTTCTATAACGCCACAACCGGCGGGCGCAGCATCACGATTGCTAACAGCGTTGCGGCAACGCCTTCCGTGACAATCGCCAATGGGCAGGTTGCGGCTGTTTATGTGGATGGGGCAAACGGCGTATACCCCTACACGAACTCGTTGGTTTCTGGCAGCACAATCGATGGGTTAGTGATTGCGGATGTTTCGTCTACGCAGACGCTTTCCAACAAGACGCTTACAACGCCCGTACTGACCAATCCAAACTCCTCTACGGGTACATTTGCATCCCCAACTATCTCAGGGACCGCAACATCAACCGCGATCATCAGCGGCAACAAGAGCTACCGGAACAACGTCAACGCCATCGGCACCGTCACGACCACCTTGGCCATAGATTGCGCCCTTGGTGACATCGTCACCGCCAC